CCTCCCGGCTGGCTTACTGATGCGCGGTCCCATCGACCACTATATAGGTATCACTTACTCAACTCGCATTAGTCAGTCCAACGTCATCCCCGGATCAGGTTTCTTGAAAGCAGGGGCCGATAAGTGGCGGCAAACTACTGATGTCATAGGCCCAGTATTTAGTGCGTGGTCTGGTATCCTAGGAGCGGGGGGTATGGCTGGACAATATGTTCTGGAGACTTTGGGTCTCAAGGACGACGTCACATCTGGTGCTGACGTACTCCGTACAGGTGCTGGACTGTCGGCTCTTAAGAACTACGCTAGGGGTATCACCTACTTCATCGACGGCACTATCACAAATGAGCGCGGGCAGTTGGTGTCCAAGGAAGCGGGGCCCATGACCATTATGTTCCAAATGCTCGGATTCTATCCTGCCTCGGCTACCAAGCAATACGATGTGAACCGCATCAACAGTGATGTAACCCAGTACAGCAAGATGTTAATTAGGGGATACGTGGATGCATATATTAAGGCTGACCGTGCTGGCAAACGCCACATCAAGCGTCAGGTCAAGGAGTGGAATAAGAATGTAGGTCGGAGGAGCCCGCTTTACATAAGCGATTTCGGTGACAAGGTCAGAAGGTCAGGTAAATCAGCGAAGCAGTCATCAGTAGAACGCACTATCAAAGCCTTACCCAAAGCACCCAAGCGGTTTGGTAAAGGTATAGCTGAGGCGTTTGGGTTGAGTCCTAGGGGTCTGGAGATTGAGTAGCTACGCCTAGCTGTCCTAGTGTAGCGTCCTGTGCAGTCACAGGCGTATCCTCTAGGTAACCACGGAAGATATCGCAGTTGAGGTTTACACCGAGTACGTTCTGTTGCCCCGCCTTGAGTGCAGTGTCCCTACCCATCCAGAAACGGCCACTAGCGGGCGTGGCATCTATACCCTCGGTTTTGATTTCCCTTTTCAACGTGCTGTAGTCATAGCCCTTGGATGATACCCACTTCTTGAACAGCCGTGATACCAGCATGATTGTGCCACGGTCAAACTTCTGGTTGGTGGTCTTGCGGTATTTGTCGAAGCGTATGCTGATCTGGCTACGGGGTATGCGGGTCTGATCCATAGCGGAAGGTATACCGTCAGTGTGCATGACTACCAAGGCTTCGTGAGCCTTCTCGTTGACGTACTCATGAATTAACTTAAAGGCATCTGTTACGTTGTCCTTCACGCTACGGCGCAGTGTGTCTAACTGGTCTACGCCCCATTGCACACCTATCTCAGGGTCGAAGTTAATTAGTCCGTCCTCGTGGGCTATGCGGAGCGCAACGTCAAGGAGGACGAGGTCTGTTTCCCAGAAGCGTTCCGCACCTGTGAATGTGCATCCGTAGCGGTCGGAGAATGTAGCCGCGCTCTCTGCAATAAGTTCCCGTAAGCGTGTCTCTCCCCGCCTCAGGAGCGCCTTAATAAATTCCTCACCTACGACACCGTAGTTATGCATGAGGAATTTAATGATGGTGCGCCCTGCGGTACTGCTGTCATCGAACATCTTGTGCATGGGCATCTGGACTTCAAGGAGCCTAGCCATCTGTGCATCAGTCTCAAGGCCAGACGCTGCCAGTTTGGAGATGAAGGATACGTTGGTGGACACCACCACGCAGGTAGCCCACTCTTTGGTCTCGCGCTCTTCAATGGTGCGGGTCAGTCGCTTCTTGTCCTCGCCCTGTGTAACCATGTAACAGAACTCACCTATGTGTTTGTCCTCCATCATACCTGCTTCGTCGATGGTCATAGGTAGGTGGCAGTACATCCCCAACCTGTTGAACAGGGCGTTCTGTGTGAACTTGGCGGCGATATGTAGCTTGTCAGGGTTACCCCAAACGGACTGCATCCATAGCTGGGCCAGTGTTTTACCCGCGCCTGTGTCACCAAAGAGGGACATAGTGATGCCCTTGAGGCCCGACAAGGCCCATAGAGGGCCGCTGAAAGCATGGCCTAGGGCAAACATATGCGAGGAGAGACCGGCCTTCTGGAGCAATCTTGTGGCCTCTACCCATTCATTTAAGCTACCCTTGTGTGCGTACAACGTGTTGCCCAGACGGTTGGTGTTCGATGTGAGGGATATGTCATCGGTTACAACAGTGCCGTCACGCTCACGCTTGTATAGCTTGTCGCCTATAACGAACTGGGTGAAGTTCTCTTTCCACCCCATCGAATTGTGGATGTTCGTCATCGTTTTGGTCTTGCGAAGCTCCTCCATGTATGACCGCAACATAACTTGAAAATCCTTTATCTGCTTGTCTCCCCTCAACACGATGCCTTGATCGGCTATGGCCGTAGGGAACTCACGGCTCGCGTAGTTAAGGTATGCTTGACGGAACACTAGGTCTTGCCAACCAACGTGTCTACGCTTCCACTTGAACCGGACAGTCTCATACCCGAGGGACTCATCTCTGCCGTAGCCCACTGGGTACATATCAAAGGGGCATACAGTGACGTATACTCCATCTACTTGATGCACTATGGCTGTCTGGCCTTTCTTACTCACCCTCTCGTAGGGCCAAGGCACTTCAACATCATGGGCCACTTCATCCGGTGCATCGGAACTGACCGCAACCTTCTCGTAATGTACACCCAGTTGGGCGGGGCTGGCGATGTTCCCCTTGTGCTTGCACTTACCGCATCCCTTGGGCCTGTCTCCTTCTATCTTGGTACAGGTAGCTGGTCCTGTGGTGTTCGCTACCCAGTGGGCCATCTTCTTGAGAGTGGCAGCTTCGTTATACTCGGGGTGTTTCATACTCCATAACTTGGCAGTGTCTTCTGGGTTAACGCAGTGCGCGGCTACCCCCAACATGTCGTACCACAATGGCTCGGGTACATCTTTCTGATTTTCGGTAATCCATTTAAGCTGACGGCATCCATCCAGAATCAGATTAGGCAGGGCGGGAATGAAGTCGGTACTTAGGGCATCTCCTAACCCAGTGTCCTTGTGTACAGGGACGACCGATTCTGTCTCCCCTATAGGCTTAACGTAGCCCAAGATGTTCTGGAGTGCTTGTTGGTCTGTCAGCTTAGCTTCCATCCAAACAACAACCTCTTTCCCATTCTTCGGGTTATGTGTCTCGACGGGACGTAGCACCCTTGCACTGTCAGCGGTGATCGCTGGGTCCACCTCGAATTGGTGGGTAACACAGGCTTCTTTTAGCGCGTTAGCCAGCGGCAACCAGTCTACCGGGGGCAGAGCCTCTTTTAGCACCCAGTAGACATGGAGCCCCCGCCCAGACGATACGATCATCGGTGCTGGTAAACCCGTGTCTTGTATGAATTTTAGTAGAGCGGCGAGCCCCTTTTTTTGATTTGCGTATGGCTTATCGTCGCCGCAATCAACATCAAGAAATAAAGTATTTGTTAAGCATACGTTGTCTTGTTTGCGCTTGCCCTTTGTATTGAATGAGGACACTGCGTAGTAGACGTTGTTGCTGTTCTTGTCTGCCATCAGGCAGTAGTTAGCGAGTTCTTCCACTGTAGGAAAAAAGGCTTGTTGGGGTGCGTCCCCTTCATTTATTATTATTGATACATAGAAACCTTTATCTGGAAGAACACGCTTAAGAAATGTAAGCGAGTCCATGTTATTAGCCTTAGCCCAGTTAATTGGAAAGGGGAGCGGCGAACCACTCCCCCGTCCAATGTATGTTACTCGTCTTCTCTCATCAATTCAATAAGTGAATTGAATCGTTGCGGGGAAGACATAGCGATAATCTCTGGTGACGGCCATTCCTGCTCAGTCATTACCCCCATCATTTTTTTGAGCAGCTTCCGCACTTTCTCGTCGTTCTTTTTCCGTATGGGTTTTCCTCCAACCCATCCGGTGTAGGTTACACGCGACACACCCAGCACTTTAGCCATCTGTGTCACAGTGAGAAGCATATGCTTCCGCAGAGCTTCTACTTTTGTGAAGAAATTCGGGGCTGCATCAGGCATCGTCAGCTACCTCCTGCATAAGTTGGGTAATCTCAGCCGCCAACCCTTCGGTTCCCTCAGCAACAGGGGCTGCTACAGGCTCTTCAACAGGAGTTACCACTTCTTTTGGTACTTCTGCACCCGCTACGACAGTCGCTGCTCCGAACCCTGTTACCTTCTTCTCCTCAACAGGTTTTGGAGCTGGTGTCACAGGTATCATCACCGGTGCCGGTTTCTTAACCACAGGTGGTGCTGTAGTAGCTGTTACGGCATCTACCTTTAATGTACTCATGGTGGTTGCCTCACCTGTGATCTGCTTAATAATGTCGGACTTGAACAATGGGTCCACTAGCTTCTGGGTATCTTCATCCAGAAGCCCACTGAACTTGAACTTGAGCTTAGGGTAAGACGCCTCAGTGTCGAACAACACAGTGGTACGCACACATTCAGTCGGAATTTTACGCATCTTAAGGCCAGCTTGGTATGCACTAAGCCCCTTCAGCGCAGATGCTGTGACTTCCAGTAGGTAGATGGAGCCACTAACATCATCAGCAGACACGACAGCCAGCCGCTTCTTGTCAGCACAGGCTTTGACCTTCGTACCCTGCGGGGTGATACGACTACCCCATGCGTTCTGCGGGCAACCAGCACATAGATCGTTCTGTGGCTGAGTGCTGTCCGGGTGTGGTTTGTCTCCCTCCAATGAGTAGCAATCAGGAGCAGACGGTTCCGCGTCAGGATTCCACGCTGTGGCATACCATGCTTTGGATAAGCCGGGGTTGGCCCCTACTACAACAACTTCCAGAGCTGTTGTATCCAGTACGGACTCAGCTCCACCGTCGATCAACCGGAAGCGGGAGCCTTTGATTGAGATACGGGGGAACTCTGCCCCGCTACTTAACCCGCCACCAATGGCGTCACCTAGGGCAGACGGCTGACCGATACGGTCAACAAGGTGGGCAGGAATTTTAAGGTCTGTTGGTATGATATCACTAGCCATTACTTTTTCTTCCTTCTATCCATTTCTTTTTGTGTAAACATCTCTCCCTGCTCGGGTTCAATGTCCAGTTTGTGCCGCGCTTGTACGGCGATGATTTCTTCTGCGATAGCTATTTCTGTTTTGGCGTAGGTAATTTTAGGTTCCTTGTTTACGCTATATTCCGGTGATATAATTAGTAGGTAGCCGTTACTGATTGGCAGTACCTGCATCATCGGTGTAATATGTTCCAGAAAGACGGTCATTATGCCTTCTTAACGGGCCTTCGTACCGATACTCCTATCCTAGTCCCAAAGTTCACGCCATCTGGGACGGTCTTATTCGCGTCGATATACCCACGGACTGATCTCTTGTTCACACCCCTAGTCAGCATATCCCACGCCTCGTTCTCCTTAACGAAAGCTAATACTGCGTCCCAGTTGGCTACGCTAGCGTAGTCACTAGTAGTAAGGAATGCAGTGCCGTGATCAGTCTTGAAAGACTTCACGCCTGTCTCATCTGACTTAGCTTGTATCCACGCTTCTAGCTTGAGCATCTTCTCCTTGATACCAACTACTCTCTCCTTGGTATTGGCTTCAAGAACCTCTTTCTGGTTACGCAATGCGATGTATGCTTTCACTACATCACCAACAGTTGGTTCAGCCATTGAATATCTCCTTGTAGATAGCCTCAACGATCTCAACAAACTCCTCTTGAGAGTAGCGTTTAATGCTGATCTCGCTAACCAGTTGTTTGAATAGTTTAACTTCCTTAGTCATCCATCTCCTCCTGTATAAGATCAAGCAGTAGCCCTTGTAACTTCTGCTTCAATTCTAGTCTTGCGTACATCTTACGCTCCAACACTGTCCCTTCTATGTGGACTATGTTAGAGGCGTGGTACTTGCCTATACGCTCTATCCGCCCATTCGCCTGTACGTACTGCTCATTAGAAGTTATCGGGCCGTACCATACTATGGTCGAGGCGGCGGTGAGAGTCAGGCCATGCGCCATTGTCGCGGGGTGGGCTATAATAACGTGTGGGTTAACTTCGTTCTGGAAGTCGTGGAAGATAATGTTACGTTTCCGGGTAGGTACTGCACCGTTGACGATAGCCACTGTCCATCTCTTCGAGAGTTCGCGCTCAAGCATCTTGAGCGTCCCTATGAGGGGGACAAAGACAATCACCTTGCCCCCAACTTCTTCTATAACCTCGCGCACAGCATCGACTCGTGGTTTGCAGGCTAATTCTACGTCCTCGCCCTTATCGTTGTAGGCTACGCCACAGGCTATCTGAACCAGTTTCTGTATCTTGACTGCCTCATTGACGGCAGTGATTTGTTCGCCGCCAGCAACATCAGTGATGAAGTGCTTCATCATCTTGTCATAGTGTCCGCATTGCTCAGTAGTTAACTGAACCTCGCGTGTTTGGTAGATAGTAGGTGGAAGGTCGAAACACTCATTCCGTTTATACCGTACTGAAGGCTGTAGAATATGTTTCACAGTGTCCAGCGCACTGGGTCTCGGGACATAGGTGTACTGTCCGAACCTCTCCATTGTCTGGTCACGGAAGGCAGTGAATGTGCGGGGGGCGTATGGACTATCCACCAGCTTGGCCAGAGCCCATGCATCAGTAGGTACATTAGGAGTGGGTGTGCCTGTCATAAGCCATAACCTCATGTCAGGGTGCATACCCATCCACTTACGGAATAAACGGAACTTGTTAGTAGAAGGATTGCGATACACAGCAGCCTCGTCTACGATCACAAGGTCGAACATATCAACAGCGTCATCACATATAACGCCGAAGCCATCATGATTGATGATGTAGAAATCTACATCTGTCTTTAATAATTTAAGCCGCCGCTCGGATGCACCG